AAGCTCCATGAACCATACTTCGACATTCCCTCCCTTTCCGTGGCTTCCGAAGGAATGACAGGCTCGGAAATTGAGGCTGCGATATGTGAGGGAATGCACACGGCGTTCGCCAATGGTATGGAAACCACACACATGGATGTGATTGAAGCCTTGATGGATATCATTCCTCTATCCCGTACGATGGAGAAGAAGATCACAGCATTGAGAGAGTGGGGAAGGACGAATGCCAAACCAGCATCGCTGCCTGTCAAAGCGGCTTGTGATGAAATGATCGCCTAAGCAAAATAAACACTCCCCTTGAAACATAGGGGAGGAATTCTTATATGGAGGATTATCCCATGCTTATATATTATCACACCGACGGAACAATGACAGTCGTGCGAAAAGAGGAGAAGGAAAAGGAAACATCTGCGGAGAATGACATGGAGGCTGAGAATGAGCTACAAGACTGTAGTACTGAAAAAACACATAAATGAGGGTTCCGTATATAATGGTAGGCGGTTTTCCGGGATTGTGATTCGTATCATCGGTAAATTTGCATTAATTCTAATTGTAAACTGAAAGGGAACTACTATGAACTATGCTAAATTGAATGCTTTCGTGTCCATTATCAAGAAAATGGATCTGAAACACAACTACAAAAAAGAGATACAATGCCATTGTATTGAAGTCACCGAATCGAACATGATGGCTAGTGATTGCAAAAATGAAGTCCACATGTTTGATTTTGATATAAAGACTGATGTACGTTTTCATGTGAACACTGAATCATTTCTCGATGCTTTTAAGTTGGTGCATAAAAGTGCGAATGTGGTGATTTCAAAAAAAGGAATACACATACAAGGATTTGAATCTATTACCATTCCTTTCATTATTCATGAAGGATTGAAAGATGATTTGTATAGGATGAAAACTAATGTGATAACAAACATAGGACAACTTAATGTCCCACATTTGACAGAGTTGAATCTGTTTGCCATATCTCCGAAGGATGATAGGAGAGTGTTGGAAGGCGTGTATGTGGATGTAAAGGAAAAATGTTTGGTGGCAACTAATGGAAGGGCTCTTGGATGGAGATCATATACCAATTTGAAGGATGTTCAGGCGGATAACACCATCATACCTTCTCATATCATCAAAATACTGCCATCTTTGAAAACATCTTACGTAGACTTTTCTGTTTGTAAAACTGTGTTGAATGAAACTGGAACAACACCGTTTGATATTGGAATTATTTCCAATATGGATGGTCTTATGATTAAATACAAGATGTCAGAAGAAGAATATCCACAGTGGAAAAATGTACTTCCACCTGATTATGGCACGGGGAAGCATTCTATATCATTGTGGATGTGGAAAAAAGGATATTATCTGTGTCATGATGGAAGAATATTCGAGGAATCCTCAATGTTTGGCAAACCTTCCAATTATACTGGAACATCATTCCGTATTCACTCCGACGTACTGGAAATCCTATTAAAAATTACATCCGATGAGGGTTCCAAAATCAAAATACAAACATATGGCGATGATCCAGTTGAAACGGGAAAACATCCTATCGTGTGCTATATGGATGCTGGATTGGATGCTGGATTGGATACTGGATTGAGTGCTTTGTTCATGCCTTGCATATGGAAACACCTTGAAACAACTCAAGAGGAGAAATAATTATGTCACCAGCCACTATCGAATACATCGCCATTTGTATGGAAATGGCCAACAAATTGGATATTAGAACGGATAAACTTAATGATCTGTCGCATAAAATGTGGGGTTTGCATCTAAATGTTCCGGACACCTTCACATACGAGGACATGGACACAATGGCGGACGCCTATATGGAATTAGTCATAATGGCAAATACGGATTGGTATAAAATAGCAAAGTACATACAGGAGGGTTGAGAATGGATAGAAACCCATTTGAAAGTGTTTATGTGACAGACTGCTATGTGACGGAATGCTGTGAGTGTCATCATCATGGCTACTGCAAGAAGGAAACAGAGAAAATATGTGAAAGGAACAAGTGTGATGGAAACTGTCCCGTATGTGATTGGGATGTTGTCGTCGATTGCTTTGACCATTTACAAAATGGATATATATCCGAGGAGATTTAGTATGGATTCCTATTATGCCAATGATGGAGGGGAACATTATCCGCAAGTCATTCGTATCACAATTGAAAAAGATAATTCCAGCGATCTGCTGGAAAGTATGAGACAGGCCATAGCGAATAAGCAAAGTGCGGAGAGAATGGCCGCTATGCTTGGAACTCCATCTAAAACGGAGAATACATTGGCAGAGCCAAAAGAGATGATTCATACTTCAAGTTCAGATGCTTTTCTAGGCTCCGTTTTCGTAATCCTTCCCATGCTTATGTTGATTGCCTTGACCATTATTTTCGTGGGAATATTCAAGAGTGCTTGATTATTTGAAATCCTCATACACAGCTTCGTAGAAATGCGGAGCTGCAATGAGAAGTTCAAAAAATAGAAGTATAATAGTTTTAGGAAAGGAAAACCGATTCTACTATCGAACGGAATAGGCCTAAACAAGCGTTTTAACACAGTAAATTTCAACGAAGGAGAAAAAGCTATACAAGGACAGGGAATCCAAACGAAAGCTCTATAAAAGGCCTCGAAATCGATATTTTACAGCGTATCTTCACCAATTGAAATATGAATCCAATTTGAAAGGAAAATGTTTTCGCAGAGCTGTCCTGTGAATGGTTCACGGGACAAAACTAAAATCCAATGAGGCAACACAATGAAAACAATGATCGAAAATCTTCTGAAGGACATCACGGGAAACAACACAAGCGCAGCCATAGAGAAGTACGTCTGCGGAAAGATACTGGAGAACATGGGGAAGAAACTATGCGAGGAGAACAAGTCCCGAGCGATGTTCACATATCTATCGGAAGGGAATAGGATTGTGTGCGAGTGCATTCTGCGCAAGTATACATCTCCACAAAGGTTCGATTACTCGGACAGCGTGAAGAAAATGGAGGCGAAGCTCAAAGCGGCGAAAAAAGAAGAGGAGAGCAATGGCACGGCCACTCCCATCATGAATGAAGACCCGACTGTGTTCACAGTCCTTATGTAAGTAGGTGCCCTATGACGGAACGGGAAATGATTTCTTTGGCCGTGAATGAATTAGTGGTGTTATGTGAGGATGAAGACATTGACTTTGACAAAATGAAGTGTAAATTGGTCAAGAAATGTCAATCCATAATTGAGTGCGTCTATGACATGAACTCCAACTAACATTCGTCTTTCCGCAAGTTTTTCCCATCAATGGACTATAGGTGGAAAATCCTATAGTCCGCAAACAATTCCCATCATAAAGGATTTCACACATGGTTTCAGTGTGTCTTGTGTCATTTGGAATTCTAGCATTTCTATTCGCCCGCATTGAATACTTGCACAGCAAATTGGAGAATGACAATGAATAAGGAAGAAGTGGAACAAATAGAGTCATTGGGAACGGAAGAACCACTTCCATATGTGTGTTTGAACTGTGAGAATGAGTATGAATGTCACAAGTGCTATGATGGCATTCCTTCGGATATAGGTGCCATGAGAGATTCATTAAGAAATGCCTATGCTAAAATTTCCTGTTACAACCGTTTCATCAAGTTCGTACTAGAACTGTTGAGAAAAAACAAGGAGAAAGCGAAATGAAATCCTATGAATTTGAAGCGGCCATTTATGACAATGAGGTGTACTGCTGTAGATGTCTTCCTGTTGGAGTGGGCATCAATGATGATGGTGTCATGCACATCTTTGGGGATTCTGAATGGGTTTCCGCTCCTGTGTGCTGTAAATGCGGGAAGGAGCATCTCTATGTGAATCTACTGGATGAAGTTCAGAATGGGGGTTATGAAGATGAAGCAGAATGAGAAACATAAATTTTGGTGTTTAGTAGCAGTCTATGCCTTCAATGACATTCCGCAGGGAACTGTCCTATCCTACCATTATTCCCATCCATTGGCAACTAAGGCTTTGAGGAAATATCCTACGGGATTCGTAGGTATAAAGGAGAACCCTCATTACGAGAAGTTCTTTTATGAAAGTAAAAATTGCACAGTTGAATTCATTGACTAAGGAACCTTCTTAAATAGAGCCTTTTCCCCATACCCCGGCGCGTTTTCTAAATGAAAGTTTATTAAATGCGCCGGAAGAGGCATCTATCTGATCTAAGTAACGACCATTTGGATATGAACTCAATTCCTGCACATAGTCGAAATTCCATGGAGCTTTCAACAACATGACATTTCCAGCACCCATCTGCGAGGCGAATGGATCGGCCCTCAATGCCTTATTCCCCTTTGGCAAATCCGCCTCGACAGTGAATCCCGCTAGATTCCTAATGGAATACATGGCGGATTCCTTTCCTCCGCTGCCACCCTCCTGCTCCATAAAGATTTTAACATCCACTCCATCGGCCAAAGCGGTGTTCCGCATGATCTTCTCTCTCTCATCCGCTCCCCAACGACCTCGAACGATATCCAAAACAATCACTCTACCATCAACTAGAACCCCCATTTTGAGTCCAACCGTATAACATCCCGCATTGACTGTTCCAGCTTTGTCCCAATAACGGATGACGCTTCTTAGCTGTGCTGGAACTGCTATGACTGTAGTCAACTTCTCCGTTTGAAACATACCTCCGCCCAATGGAGATGGGGATTGGAGGAACTGTCCCGCATAACCATACTCTCCGAGGTCTTTTCTTATCATCTCCAATACGTTTTTAGGCATACGGAGTTCGTCAAGCAGACCATTAGTATACTTTTCCTTCAACTCGAAAGGACGGACTAGATCATTCTCCTCCGCCGGAAGACAAATATGCCTGCAACTACCCTTCTCAAGGAAATGGGCGGAAGGGTCTGTCTCGGACAGTCTTTGTTGAATTAGAATGAATGGTGTTACCGCTTTATCCACTTTACGAGTGAGAAATGTCTGATCAAGCCAATTGTTGGCTTGGTTCATCATAGTGGGACTTAGTACTTCCTGCATGTTAATAGGATCGTCACAGATAAGAAAATGACCATGCATACCAACAACGGAACCGCCAGTAGATGTGGCAAAGCGCTCACCTCCTCCATTTATTTTGAAGAACCCCTTTTGATCTTGATCCTCCCGTATGGAAACTCCAAACATGCGTTTATACTTCTCCGATTTAACAATATCCCTGCAACGCATGGACAAAGCCAGTGAAAGGGCATATGAGTAGGAGGAGCAGATGATGCGGGCGGATGGCATTCTAGTCCATATCCAAGCGGGGAACATGATAGAGCAAACGGTGGAATTATGAACTGCAATGTCATTGACCGTAAAAGAGGAATCCTCCTCCACCGTGAGACATCTACAAGGTAGCATTCCAGCAGGCTCTATAGATACTATAGGATCGGATTGTAATTGATTATGGAACCTAGAACGCAGGAAACAGTGGGACTCCAATGTCCTTTTTTTCCTCCCAAGCACAGGGATGCGCTCAAAGAACTTCGAGGCGTTGTCCGTGTCGGATATATCCAAAACATAGTGTGTGTAGCCTGCTTTCGTTATTTTATCATCTTTTTTCTTGACACGTTTGCGTACACGCGCATTTATTCCAAAGCGGTAAAGTAAATGCTGGACTCCATCTAAAAGCTCTTTGCTCACGCTTGAGAACGAAATGGTGAATGTGTTCCTGTCGGGATGATGTTTGCTTATACAGCCGTCACAATGGAAATAAGCCGCTATGAATTTGGCTACTTGCTCATTTGATCCGTTGAAAATAAAGTCTGGTACTACTTTAGTGTAGGAATTCTTTCCGGCTATACCAGTTTCTCTTAACCAATTCTGTGCGTGAGCTGTGTTTACACGCACAACCTTCAAGTCTACATTCGATGCTTTGTAATTTGAAACAGTAGTGGAAAATCCTAGACTTCCAGCAGCAGCCACCAAATGTTCGACATATTCCCCATCGGCAGATGTCACTGAGCAATTGCAACGTGTCTTTTCCTTATTAGCCCAAGTGCAAGATCCATCTCCAATGAAATAGCCAGCTAATGAAAAAGAATCATCGACATAATCCGATTTGCTTTGCTTAGGTTGTGGAAAAGGTAAAGCCAAACATTGTTTGACTACTAAGTCTTTGGATTGCACCCATCCTTCCGGAGTCAAAAATGGATGAGACAGCTCCGCATGGACAGCCCTTCCACAAAAAGACTCTATGCGAAGGCACTCCATCAAACCCTGCTCATGCACGGCTAAGACTGGACGGAACCTACCCTTGTGGGTTAGAACCCTGTCACCAACCACAATGTCCTTCAGCTTCTTACGCTTCCCTGTGGAACAAAGGATCAGCTCCTCCTCCCATACTGGCTTGCTTGAACCGGGAGGAACATTACATACTAGATCATATTCTTTTGGAGTTCCATTGAAAACTCTTTCGGCCATTTTCTGCATCTCGGAGCATATGACTGTCATATGCCAGTTCCATTGGAGCTGTTCCGGAATGATCTCGTGCCAAAATTCTTTTAGGAAATCCTCGAATGATGCTTTGCAGACATCAATTGAGGCCGCTTCCAGCACCTGTTTCCAATTCATTGAATGGGACATCGAGTAAATCCACCTTGTCTTTAGCTAGTTTCATAAGTAAACGCTTCTCATCTATGGACAAACCCTCCATAGAGATGTTGTTCTCGATTTGAATGGGATTGAAAGGATCACCACCATGAATGATAGTCTTCTGATTGACGAATCCACGGGAATGTCCAAGCCTATCCAAAGCATATGTGATGGCTTTGATGTTTCCGTTGAGAATTTCCATCTTGAGCTGCGATATGGCTAGATCACAAATCTCATCTAGGGATTCGGAGTATGCCTCAAGAATAGGTTTTTTGGAGAAGATAAGTTTTCTTAGCTGCGGAGTCCGCATACCAAGCTGCCTTGCGGCTTCAGTAAGATTTCCATTAGTAGCCCTAATGGCTGTGATGACCTCATCATCCGTGGCTAATAGAAATGGCATTGTGAACCTAAGTTTTTAGTGGAGGCTTCTCATTACTTTTAGGAGCTACTTTAGCGGAAGGCTCCTTAATGCCTATGGCGTTTTTGCCTGATGGCAGTTTGCCTATGGGAGTAGGTGTGGATTTCGCTTTCAATTCAGCATCCAACCGCATGGAATCCTCAAAGGAATATGACTTGAAATTCTCAAATTTAGCGATGACCTCGGGATTGAAATGAAGAATCTTCTCAAAGTACTGCTCGGGAGACATCAATCTTTCAATACCAGCTTCGAGATACATACGGAGAGCATCGGTGATGAGCCTAGCAGTCTCCATTTGTGTCTTCTGAGTCGTAAGGGAAACATCATTCCACTCAATCCTATAACTATTGAACTCCGTAGGAGGAGCCAATGTGCCATACTCCACAAGACGATTGATGAAAGGACGGAGGATTTCATCTTGGGCGAATCTGTTTCTCCGCTCCTCTACTCTATCCTTCCATGATGCGTCATCTTGATTAGAGGACAACTCGCCACGTTCACTTCCAGTTAGGATGCGAAGAGGAATGCGAGTCGCAGCCGATATGAAACTCATTTGGACATCAATGTGCGATTGAGGAGATGCCACTTGACTTTGAAGCACCTTCGCTTGTATACCCTGCAACTGCATATAGCGTTGAAGTCCGTGAACATATTTTTGAATTTCAGCTTCAAGGACATCCTTGTCAACGACATCAGCTTCTGAATCAGCCTCGAATGAGAGTCCTTGGAATGCTCCCGACCAAAACATTTCAGCAGAACATCCTAACACCTTCTGACAATCCAAAAGACGATTATACAGTGGAGTCAAACGAGGAACACCATAAACTTCCGACTCATCCTTATTGTCGGCGATGTGAATGATGCGACTCCAATGGATATTAACCATTTTCCCCACACTCCCATTTGGAGGAGGAGTGGAACCATACATATTGGAGGAGAAAGTCACAGTGTACTGCTCGGGAAGCCCATACCGCAGAGAATTCGCATTATTGTCATACATGGCGATATTGGATGAACCTTCCGCAAAGGTGCGGAGATACATTAGTTTCGCTGGCTTTTTGACTGGCTGATCCAATGGAAGTCCATCGTCGAAACCTAAAAACAAACAACCATAGGAACCTATGCCGCAAAGCACATCCACCCGATTCAAGTAGGAAAAGATAGGTAGTTGTTTAATCAGTTTCTGCCAAGATTTTTCAAATGGAGTGTTATATTCCACGTCTTCAGTCTCTCGAATGATCGGAGGACGCACCCATGTGGCGTTTGGATATGCGGAGATAATGGTCTTAGCAATGTCTCCCCTATCGAACATGTCCCTGTAGTCTTGGAACACGATATCCTGCGGATAGCCACATGATTGATACATATTCCTAGCACCACTATGTGAATATCCTCTCGCCTCGCGATAGCGATTGAAGTACTCGGAAAGGACGTTCAAAGTTCTAGGATTCAAAGCAAACTCCTTACTTTTTTGCCAAATTGTGCTATAATATAGAGAATATAAAATAGAACAGGATAAAAAACATGACAAAAACACTTTTCGACTTTCAGAAAAAAGGCATACAGCATATAGATGCTCTTAACGGAAGATGTCTTTTAGCCGACGAGCCAGGACTTGGCAAAGAACTTTTCATAGACACCAAAGTTCTGACAAGAGATGGTTGGGAAAGGATAGGCACTATCAAGACAGGGGATGTCATCTATGGAAAAGATGGTCGTCTGCACTCCGTGATGGGAGTGTATCCTCAAGGGGTGAAACCTCTATACAATGTAGTATTTAGCGATGGAGTAAAAATATTAGCTGGATTGGAACATCAATGGTGTGTTAGAACTGAAGCGGACAAATATAGAAATCGTCCTTGGAGAGTGAAAACCACAGATGAACTTTTGAATGATATTCGATTTCCCAATGGAAATGTGAAGTGGGAAATTCCACTTGTGGAGCCGATACAGCATTTAGAGAAAGAATTTATTATCGATCCATATATTCTCGGCGTGCTTATTGGAGATGGTTCATTACAAAACAGTGTTAAATATGTTCCGGGGGATGATGAGACACCTTCCTTGGTGGCTAGTAGACTTCCAAATGAAGTAACACAGAACAAAGGAGCGGACTATGGAACATCAACAGCATATTACATTTCAAGAAAAGAAAAGTTTCCACGCAGAAATCCTTTCCTTGATGAAATTCGCAGTATGGGATTGAATATACATGGGGACAACAAATTTATACCGAAAGAGTATATGTGTGGTTCCATCGATCAAAGAAAAGATTTACTGGCCGGACTGCTTGACACGGATGGTTGTGCTGGAAAAGGAGGAAGGACACGCTTCTTTACCGTCTCAAAACAACTAGCTGATGATGTTGTGGAGTTAATTCAGTCACTTGGAGGAATGTCGAGATACAGCGTGGTGAAAGGCAAAGAACGCAATAGGAATGGAAAAATATGTCTTGAAAAGGATGTCTATCACATAACGGTTAGAACCACATTCAATCCTTTTAAAAGAGAATTCAACAAAGTTCGCTGGACACAAAGCCAAAAGATGAGAAGAGCAATCACATCCATAACTTATTCCCATGATGCGGAGGCTGTTTGCATCTCCGTAGATGCGAAAGACAGTCTTTATGTGATAGAAGGACATGTCATCACACACAACACATCACAATCTATATACTGGGTTGGATGGAGGCAGAAGTTTCCTTGCCTCATAGTATGCCCATCCAGTTTGAAAATCAATTGGCATAGGGAAATTGATATGTGGCTTCCGGGATGCACAGTGCAAATCCTAAACGGAAGGACACCCACTAAAATAAATCCCAAAGCTCATTTCGTCATAGCGAACTATGATATCATTGGAGGGTGGGAAAAAACTTTATTGGAAGTAGGTTTCGCCTCCATGCTGGTGGATGAGCATCACATGATAAAGACACCGACATCAAAAAGAACAACTTCCGTTATGATGATTGGAAAGACTATTCCGCATTATATCGCCATCACAGGCACTCCCATTCTATCTCGACCATCGGAGATTTGGACGGCACTGAACATTTTGAATGAAAAAGAATGGCCTAATTGGTATTCATTCGCATTTAGATACTGTAAAGCGCACAAGACGACCTATGGTTTGGACGTGAGAGGACATTCCAACATAACTGAATTAAGCGGAAAACTCTCAAAAGTGATGATCAGAAGATTGAAGAAGGATGTTCTTCCCGATCTTCCAAAGAAAATCAGGGGAATGCTCACTTTGGACATAGACAATCAAAGCGAGTATGATGTGGCCATGCTTGGATTCAGCGATTGGCTGAAAGGAGGAAAAGCCAAGAACAGAATGGAGGGCATAGCCAAATTGGAGTATGCTAGACAGGCGGCGGTAAAAGGGAAGATGAAACAGATAACGGAATGGATCGAAAACTTTCTTGAAAGCGGACAGAAATTGGTTTTGTTTGGAGTGCATAGGGAGCCGCTGATAAATCTACATAAGAAATTTCATAATTCAGTGTTGATAAATGGAGACACTTCCGCAGTGGAGAAGCAAAGGGCCGTAGACCGCTTGCAGAACGACAGCAAGACGAATCTGCTTCTAGGCAATATCCAAGCCGCAGGAGTGGGTTTAACGCTCACAGCGGCCTCCAATGTGGCTTTTATAGAGCTTCCATGGGTTCCCGCTTTGGTGATTCAAGCGGAGGACAGATGCAACAGAATCGGAAGTGTCTACTGCACGAACATCTATTATCTACTAGCTAAAAACACAATAGAGGAGCAGTTGTTCGACATTATAAATATGAAGCAGAAATTGGTGGACAGGATAATCGATGGAGTGGACACCATGGAGGAGACAAGCGTGTTCGATGAGATGGTGTCTTTATACTCTAAATAATGCTTGGGGGGGGTTTATTATGAGTGGCGGGGCATTCGACTATATGAATCTTCGTTTGAGGGACATCGTGCTGACCATAGATGACGTGGTGGAGAAAAGCAAATCCGGCGTGAAGGATGAATATGGCTTCTGTCCTAGATACAGCAAAGAAACCTTGAAGGAGCTTTCAAGGATTTCCCAAGAGTGCAAACTGCTGTACCACACCCTGCACATAGCCGACTATCTATTGTCGGATGACACAAGCGAGGACACATTCATAGAT